AGCAGACGCTAGTGGAGGGACTGTGGTCTTCGTTGACGAGACAGAAGCAGCACTTAGTGAGAACCAAGAGCGTGGACTCACTGGACCAGGTTGGTGGAACTACATCACTTACACTGATACTGCTGGTAACACACGCCATAAATCAGAACTTCTTGTTCCTTTAACAGATCCAGAAGCAAACGCAGACGAGACACAGAGTGATGATAGTGTAGTAGCTGACGCAGCATCTGCAATCACATTCAGTCAAGATCTAGTAGCACTAACAGGTCTTAGTGACCCCGTTACTACTAGTGCACTTACAGTTACTGCTGCATCAAGTGACTCATCAGCACTTAGCACACAGTGGCAACGTAAGACTGCAACAGGACTTCGTTGGGTTAACATCACATCTTCACTAGACGGTGGAGTATATGGTAACACTGGAGCAGCTACTGGAGTAACTTCAGGAGCAGCAACAGCACTCACAATTACCGCAGGTACTAAAGCAGCACTTGACGGATATGAGTATCGTGTTAAAGTAACATCTGCTGGTGGTGCAGAAGAAGTAACATCTGCTTATAAGTCTATAACATTTGCATAATATGAGGAATGAAATTTGAATTTCTAAATGATGACAACTTCCTCCTATTCGCTTCCAAGCATTATGAAAATCCTCAAGGAATAACTTACGACGACTTCCTTGAGGATTTGAAGCGTTTTAAATATATCAAACGATTATTGAAACGTTATGAGAAGACAGGAGAGTTAAAGACTCACCTAATTCTTAACCATATTATAATTTTATTTAATGTATTTGGTGATGCATCAACACCTATGCTGTTTCATAAAATAGATGAGCATCATTGGAGTATGTTGAAGTCGTTTCTTAAGTATCTCAACTACCTTCCAGAGGAACTTGATGATCCTTACTTAGATACATATACCTTAGAAGAACTTATACTACTATGAATGAGGACGCACCCGTAAATTCAGCTGGCGATGGCAGTAGAATTGCTCTGCCTCCTACTCACATCATAGTTGGAAAAAGAAATCGTTCTAAATATAAAAAGAACAACGGCACAAAATACGACGGTCGTACAAAGGCTGGTCGTAAATTGGTCTCTCGTATTATGTCAGGTCGCAACAAAAAAATGTCTGAAGAATCTAAAAAAATTACTGAAGCAGCATCTGAAACTGAAAGAGCTCAGAAGCAAATTCAACAACAGAAAAAGTTGGGTCGTGCTAAGGATCTCCAGAAGAAGCGTGACGAAGCTAAGAAGAAGATGCAGTCCAAGACTAAGGAAATGGACACTCTTATGAAGGCACGTCTTTCTGACTTTAAGAAGAAGGCATCCGATCAAACAAAGAAATTAAAGAAAGAGTCTGTTGAAGTTGATGTACTTGATACAGCAGTAGCTCTAGTGGATAAGAAGGTTGGTGATGAGCAAGGTTTTGCTGACATTGCAGTAGGTGACAAGACAATGAAGCTTGATACTTATTCTGCTAAGAGAGTAACAGATGTATATGGTAACCTTGATCCTGCTAATCAGATCAAGTTCCGTCAGATGTTGAACTTCTCTCCTGAAACATATCTGAAGGCAGTAGATTTCGCAGTTAAGAACTAATAATGTCTCAAGAGATCAATGCTGCCATTCTAGAGCGGCTGGAGAAGGTAGTTGATTCTCTCCAAGACAATTCGGTTAAGATGGGGCAGCTACTTGCTGTCCATAATGAGAAATTAGATAAGCAAGATAGGATAGATGCAGTATTATTTGAGAAAGTTGAGTCGGTTCACAGAGAAGTTAACCGTTCGACTAAGGAGATTAAGGCAGGATGTGAGAGAGATATTCGCAAGGTAGATGAGAGACTTAGAATAATGGAGAAGAAGATGTGGAGTATCTTTGGTGCTCTGAGCATCATATCTTTTGTTGTGTCTCCAGTTGGAGCAAGGATTTTAAGGAATGTGTTGACACAAGACCAAAATCCTCGTATAATACCAGTGTCCTCTCTTCCTGCTGATGCAATTTCTAGACCAGCAGTACGTAAATCTCCTGTCTCCTAGGTTACAGGGGTTCGCTAAGAAGAAAACTGGCCTCTACAACTTCCGTTGTCCCTATTGTGGTGACTCAGAAAAGAGAAAGTCTAAGACCAGAGGATACTTATTTACAACTAAGACAGGACTCGTCTTCAAGTGTCACAATTGTGGCATCTCGAAGGCGTTTTTTAATTTCCTACAGGATCAAGACAAGGTTTTGTGGGAGCAATATAACTTAGAAAAATTTAAGGAATCATCTGGTGGACGTAAACGTCAGATAGACACTAAGGTTTTTAAGAAACCTGTCTTTAAGAAGAAGAAAACCGTAAATCTTCCAAAAATTTCTGAGCTAAATATAGGACATCCTGCAAGGGAATACCTAGAAAGCAGAAAGATACCTGACCTGTCAAAATTCTATTACGCAGACAAGTTCAAGGAGTGGACAAACACCCTGAAACATACGTATGACAGCACAGACAGTGAAGAATCTCGTATTATTATTCCTCTATTAAATGAGGAAGGTAATCTATTTGGTTATCAGGGTAGATCTTTAAACCCTAAAGACAAATTGCGTTATGTTACAGTAATGCTACAAGATGATGTACCTAAAGTATATGGATTAAGTGATGTTGACAAAACTAAAACTATCTACGTCCTTGAAGGACCATTGGACGCAGCTTTCATTCCACAAGCGGTTGCTATGTGCGGAGCTGACGTTCATCTCAGTCGTTGGGGGATTAGCGATGCTGTGTGGATCTATGATAACGAACCACGTAATCCCCAGATCGTCAGACGTATGGAAAAAACCATCTCCTCCAGAGATGCCATCGTCATCTGGCCATCAACAATTGTCCAAAAAGATATCAATGATATGATATTGGCTGGACATAACGTCCTTGACGTGATAGAATCTAACACGTACAGAGGACTTGAAGCAAAAGTTAAACTTACCGAATGGAAAAGATGCAAGTAGTAAAACGTAGAGGCAAGACCGAAGAATTGAACCTAGAAAAGGTTCACGCAATGGTTGAAGAGGCCTGTGCAGGTCTTACAGGTGTCTCTGCAAGTCAGGTGGAAATTAATTCTAACCTACAATTCTATGATGGTATTAAAACTGAAGATATCCAAGAGATTTTGGTACGATCTGCAAGTGATTTAATTGATTTGGAGAATCCTAACTATCAGTTTGTTGCTGCAAGATTGCTTAGTGTTAGTATTCGTAAGAAATTATTCGGACGTGAACGTAAGCATCCACATATTAAAACTCATCTTTGGAAGGGAGCAAATAAAGGAATATATGACCAAGAATTGTGGGGTAGTTACAATGATGTTGAGTGGGATAGGATCAATAACTACATAGATTATGATAGAGATGACCAGTTTACATATGCTGGTCTTAGACAGGTAGCAGATAAGTATCTAGTGCAAGATAGAAGCACTGGAGAAATTTATGAATCACCGCAACAGATGTATATACTCATTGCGGCTTCTATATTTTCAGTATATCCTTTAGAGACTCGTTTAAAGTACGTTAAAGATTACTATGACGCAATCAGCAAGCACCAAATCAACCTCCCAACGCCCATTATGGCAGGAGTCAGAACACCTATTCGTCAATATGCATCTTGTGTTCTGGTTGATATTGATGACACCCTCGATAGTATCTTTAGCAGTGATATGGCTATTGGCAAATATGTCGCACAAAGGGCTGGTATCGGTATTAACGCAGGTAGAATCAGGGGGATCAACAGTAAGATCAGGGGTGGAGAAGTTCAACACACAGGTGTGGTACCCTTCCTTAAAAAATTTGAATCAACTGTCAGATGCTGTACGCAAAACGGTATCAGAGGAGGATCAGCTACTGTCCACTTTCCTATCTGGCATAAGGAAATCGAAGACATCATCGTCCTCAAAAACAACAAAGGAACAGAAGACAACAGAGTAAGAAAGTTAGACTACAGCATCCAGTTAAGTAAGATATTTTACCAAAGGTTTATTGATGACGGAGAGATAACATTATTCTCTCCTCACGATGTACCTGAAATGTATGAGGAATTTGGTGGACCAAATTTTGACGAGTTATATGAAGAAGCAGAGAAGAATCCACTCATTCCTAAGAAGACAATAGGAGCACAGGAATTAATTCTATCAATTCTTAAGGAGAGAGCAGAGACTGGTCGTATTTACATTATGAATATCGATCATTGTAATGAACATAGTTCTTTCCAGACACCTATTAAGATGAGTAACCTCTGTCAAGAGATTACTTTACCTACAGATCCATTACAACATATTGATGGTGCAGGTGAGATAGCATTGTGTATTTTATCTGCTGTTAATTTAAGTAAGTTAAAGAGTTGGCCACAGTTGGAAAAACTTTGTGACCTATCAGTACGTTCATTGGATGTTCTTATAGATTATCAGAAGTATCCTGTGAAGGCAGCAGAGAGTGCTACTAGAGCACGTAGAAGTCTTGGGGTGGGATTCATTGGTTTAGCACATTATCTTGCTAAACTAGGGTTTAAATATGATGATTGGAAAGCACATAAGGCAGTTCATTTATTATCAGAGAAGTTTCAGTATTATTTACTGAAGTCATCTAATCAATTGGCCAAAGAATATGGTTTCTGTCAGGCATTTGATCAGACTAAGTATGCTCTTAAGGAAACACCTATAGATCATTATAAAACAGATGTTGATGAGTTTTGTAAGGATCCTGATGGTCTTAAGTTTGAATTGACTGAGGACTGGGAAGCACTTAAGAGGGATATATGGGACTTTGGTCTTCGTAATTCTACTCTTACAGCACAGATGCCTTCAGAGTCCTCTAGCGTCGTCTGTGGTACTACTAATGGTATTGAACCACCACGTGACTACCTCTCTGTCAAGAAGAGCAAGAAGGGAGTACTGAAGCAGATTGTACCAGGATACCCCCATTTCAAGAACAACTATACTTTGTTATGGGATCAACAAGATAATGATGGCTATATCAAGATCGTTGCTATAATGCAGAAGTTCTTTGACCAAGCAATCAGTGGTAACTGGTCTTACAACCCTCTAAATTACGAGGGTAATGAAGTGCCAGTATCTGAGATGGCTAATGATCTCCTGAAGACATACAAGTATGGTTGGAAGACTTCTTATTATCAGAATACATATGATAATAAGCAAGACTTTGACGAACCTACACACCCAGTAGGGTGGAAGGATAACCTTCCAGAAGATCTCAATAACATTGATAATCTTATTGAGGAATTAACCAACGGAGACGATGCCTGTGACAGTTGCACAATCTAATGTACCTGATGGTATGACAGTATTCAACCAGAGTAAGGTTGATGCTACCAAACAACCTATGTTCTTTGGAGCTCCATTGGGAGTGCAACGTTATGACAAACAGAAGTATCCTGTCTTTGAAAAACTTACTCAACAAATGCTTAGTTATTTCTGGAGACCTGAAGAGGTATCCCTCCAGAAAGACAGAGCAGATTATCAAACTCTTTCCGACACCCAGAAGCATATCTTCACCAGCAATCTTAAGTACCAGATCCTCTTGGACAGTGTACAAGGTCGTGGTCCTGGTATGGCTTTTGGTCCTTATTGCTCTTTACCCGAACTAGAGTCAGCGATGACCATTTGGGAGTGTATGGAAATGATTCACAGTCGTTCATACACATATATAATAAAGAATGTGTACCCAGATCCCTCTGAGGTGCTAGATCATATAGTCGATAACGAAAAGATTCTCGACAGAGCTAAGTCTGTGACCGCAGCTTACGATGACTTCCTTAATGCAGCAGCAGAATGGGGTCAAAGTAACCTATGGAAACCAGGATGGAAAGATCATCCAAATTCTGAATGGACTAGCAAAGATCTAAAACGAAAACTTTACCGTGCAGTTGCCAATGTCAACATCCTCGAAGGGATTAGATTTTATGTCTCGTTTGCGTGCTCTTTCGCATTTGCGGAACTCAAGCTTATGGAAGGATCCGCTAAAATTATCTCTTTCATCGCCAGAGATGAAAATCAGCATCTTGTCCTCACTCAACATATTATCAAGAAGTGGCAAGAAGGAGACGACCCAGAAATGATTGAGATTCTTGAAGAAGAAAAGGAAGAAACTATTAATATGTTCAAGAAATGTGTAGATGAGGAGAAAGAATGGGCTAGATACTTATTCCAGGATGGTTCTATTTTAGGATTGAACGATCGATTACTATCCCAATATGTTGAGTGGATAGCGAACAAAAGAATGCACTCCATAGGGTTTGATCCAATTTATGATATACCCCTACGGAGTAACCCTTTACCTTGGACACAACACTGGATCTCCTCTAAGGGATTACAGGTAGCACCTCAGGAAACTGAGGTCGAATCTTATCTCATTGGAGGGATTAATCAGGATGTTAAGAAAGATACTTTCTCAGGTTTTCAACTATGACCCAAGATACAGGACAAGAACGGTCCGAAGATTGGCGAAAGGAGTACCAGGGAATGAAAGTGCACGGCAAGTACCAGACAGAACTTTTAGAAAATGGACCGAAGTCCCTAGCTCAAAGTTGGATGATGCAAGCTATGCACAACGATTGGAAAAGGAAAAAGGGAATCAAGGATCCCGAACCACCAGACTGCCAGAGCAGTATGAAGGAATGGGAACAGTCAATCAAGAAATACCAGACCCCTGGTGGGACTGATGGACTGGGAACTTGAACAAGAGAACCTTAGACTTCAAGATATGATTATTGTATACCAAGAACATATAGACATTTTAGAAAACGAGGTACAAACTCTTAAGCAAGAGGTCTTGTTTCTAAAAACACAACTTGAGAATAAGACATTTGGGCCACCTGATCAAGGGTTTACCCATAAGAATAAATAACACAGTGAGATAATTATTATGAGATGGCATCGAATAGCGAAAGCGATTATGAAAATCCCTGGTACTACCAAGGTACAGCTTTCACTTCTAATGATATTGGCGACTTCTTCGGTTTTGTCTACGTCATTACTAATGTTCAATCGGGCAGGAAATACATCGGAAGAAAGTATTTCTGGCAGAAGAGAAAGCCTAGAACTGGCGGTAGACGGGTTACAAGTGAAAGTAACTGGAAGAAGTACTACGGAAGTAGTGGAGAACTTAAGCAAGATATTAATAATTGTGGACACAATTCTTTTAGAAGAGAGATCCTCAGCTTACACACCACTGGTGGAAAGACCAACTTTGAAGAGACAAGACAACTTTTCGCCAACAATGTTCTAACAGAATCCTTGACAGATGGTACCCCTGCGTACTATAATAGCAACATACTAGGACGCTATTACCGCAAGGACTATGGATCTAAAAACTCAACGTAAAGAGATAGATAAGTGGGTTATAAAACGGTTAAACGAACTAGTCCTTGAAGGACAGCACGAGGCCTGTATAGATTTGTATGATGAATTTCGTGAATGGATAGATGAACCAGAGATAATATCTGATATAATGACCATTTCTACAAACGACGTATGATTTTTCTATCAACTCCTTCAGTGTATAATTTACCTGGTACGTGGGAGAAACAACCTATGATTCAGCATTTGAATCTTACTCCTGATCAAGGATTTATTTTATTTTTTGGTCTAGTTCTTTTTGGTTTAGTTGGATGGGGTTTGTATCTCACACTAGGATCTGGTAAAAAAGATTTAAGAGACCCTATTGATGAGCACGCTAAGATGCACGAGTTAGGTATAGCACACGGACACGGTGGAAACAAAGAAGCATATGAAATGTCTGGTAAACTAAAGCACGATCATAAAGAATGAGACTAACCCAAGAAGTCATTGACAAGATTGCAGTCCTAATGCAACACACTAAGATGAATGGTGATGTCAATTGGAAAGATGGAGATGACATAGATGTATGTCTTGCTGGTGCATTTGCTGGTGATAAGTTTATTAGTATAATTAATAGAACACGCAGTAACACAACTAAGAAATGAAAATTATTGCTGAAAGATGCGACAAGGCTGCCGCAGACAATAAGAAACTGCCTTATACAGCCTATCTTGTTGAGTATAAATTAGAAGATAAGATCACTTACGACATTGCTATTGCAGATAGTAGTGTGCATCTTTTTGATCATTATTACGACAAGTATAAGAAAAATTTCATAGGGTTTAAACAAGCAGGTGGATTAGCAAATCCAAAACTCTGGAACAACAAACAGAAACCATTACCACCTCCTAAAAAGAAGAAGTGACACTTGATTTATTCATTGAGGATGATTTTCTAGAACCTAGATTGCATCAGAAAGCATATGATTATGCAGTGCATAGAGGTAATGCTAGGTGGGGTGAGGTTGATGTTGACCCCACTCATCCTACTGGATTGACTATTAATCCTAGTGAAGATGAACAGATATATCAGAAGTTTGATCAGGTATGTAGAGAGAAGTTTATATCCATAGCAGGTTTTGAACTCGTAAGGATGTATATCAATTGCTTTATGCCTTATGAACAACCTTGTTGGCACGAAGATATAGATCCTAACATTGAAGGTGTGAAGGCCTATACTGTGCTATATTATCCTCAATTAAAATATCATATTGAAGATGGAGGATGGACAGAGTTTATAGATGGTAATTATATACACGGTAGTTTACCTTTGTGTAATAGGGCCGTAATGTTTGATGGTTCTCTGACTCATAGAGCACAACCATTTAGAAACCACGTAAGATTTTCCTACGCACTTAAGTATGAAATGATTACTGATGTAGACAAAGCACCAAAAAGGTTTATTGCTAATAATGGGGCAGGTAAGTCAGGTATGATAACAGTATTATGAAGTTATATTATTCTCCATACTTCAATGGTTCTCAGGAACTTTGGGAGCATCCTTTACATCAAGAGATTGTTTACATACGTCCTCAACGTGTATTGGAATATACTAAGAAATTACACGAGGGTCATACGTATTGGGATTGTCCTGCGTGGAGAAGTTATTGGAATAATTCTTTTATAATTTTTAATCAACTTGATCTGGAATTTGAATGGGATAAAAAGTTATGTAAAATAACTAAGAAGTCATTCAAGGATCCTAAGACAGATTATATTAAGATTCAAGAGATTAAAAGTGATGGAATGATCTTTGAGTTGACTCAGCAACTACTAGTATGGTTACCAAATAAAGAGAAAAATATATGGGCTGAGTTGTGTCCTTTTCCTAGGATGTTTCATAAGACTGGACTTGAGTATCTTAGTTCAGAGTTTCCAGTTAGTAGATGGCATAAACCAATGGTACCTCAGTATAAAGCACACGCATCTAAGGTTACACTCAAACGTGGAGATCCTTTATATACTATTAGATTTAAAGGTGGTAAGAATAATCAATATAATTTACAACCTTGGAAAGATATGGATCCACCTAAATGGTTAAAGACAAAATTTACTCAGCATAATAATATGGGTAGATGGGTGACAGGTGGTGCTTGGAATTTGTTTAGGAGGGACACCTAATGACTACTATACTATGGCATCCTATTCATCAAACTACTGAAGGGAATCAAAAACAAACAATAAAAGGTGAGGATGAATCTGATCTAGAACATCCTTTATCATTGGATGGGTACTACATACCACCTAAACCATATATAGAATATACTAAGGAGAACCATAAGGATTTTGCATATTACAATGATCCTTCTTGGAGACACTATTGGGAAAATACTTTTGTAGTTTTTAATCAAAAAGATATTTCCTTTAAGTATGATAAATCTACTGGTCAAATATATGATACTAGTTTTGATATAAAAAGATCCCAAGACTATCTTTATGTGCAGGAAGGTATAGCATCGATGGATATCAGTGCTTTTCCTTATAAAGGATTCTTAGTCATTCAATATAATGAGAGTATGATGTTCTGGCCAGAGATTCCTAATAAGAATCTTTGGATTGAAGCTATACCCTATCCTGATATGTACCATAAGACAGGTATGGAATTGATAGGAGCAGAGTTTCCTCTAGGTAGATGGTTGCGTAGTGTTAATGGTGCTTACAGTTGCCATAAACCTGAGATCAATCTAACACGTGGTGATCCTATGTATATGGTTAGGTTCCGTGGTGCTAGAGATGCTAAGTATAATCTACAGAGATGTAAAGGTGTTGTACCACCTTCTGATATACGTCAAAAATTTAGAGTATCTCAGGCATTAAAGACTTGGTTACCTCAACAGTCTTGGACTATCATTAAAGACGATGTAGAAGAAAAGAAATGTCCGTTTAATTTTTTATTCAAATGATAACAATAAAATGTCTGGCTTGCGGAAAAGAACTGACTAGCTATACAATAGAGACTAAATGTTGTGGATGTTCTAATATGACATCCGTTACTGGCAATACCTTTACTGGTGAGGATCTCTCTTTGATAGAGGTAGTTTCTCAAGATAAGTATAGTTCTAGTGATAATGGTGTCTTAAGCAATGACGATAAGCAGTTCCAAGAAAACAGAAGACAACGAAAGATCAGGAGGATCAACTTTGAAACTCGATGATGTCAAACTAAACTCTTTATTTGTAAGGGTGAAGGATGAATATCTAGAGAGATATAATATTAAGCAGTATATATGTTCTACTGCTACTGCTGATATCTTAAGGGAGTCTTTATTGGCTTGTGAAGAAAGTATATTTGAAACAACGAAGAACTCAGCTGATAGAGGTAATCGTGGATACCCCACTGACACTATCACTGGTTATGCAGCATATTATAATCTTGTGCGAGATGTGGAGGCTTGGAATGTGACAGGGTTTCCACTTATACAAGCAGTGGTGGGTGATTATTTGTCTTTGAAACCAAATGAAAGAGTAGGGATAAGTTGTTGGGGAAACATCCTTAGAATGGATAGAAAGATATTCCCTCACTTGCATTTCGGGGTTCCAGATGGTTGGGAAGAAACTAAACAGTCAGTATCTGCAAACATATTTTTGGGTGCAGAAGTATCAACGGATACTACATATATCTTAGATGGTGAACAGGTAGATATACCTAATGTCTATGGACAGTTCACTTTATTTCCTCCTAACTTACCACACGCTGTACGGGCATATAAAGGATCAGGAGTACGAGTAAGTGCTGCTTTCGATATATTTTGTCCAGATCGTGATACAGATGGTAAAGTAGATGGGGGAGAATGGCTCCAATGGAGACAACCTTAGGACTCGAACAATCGTAACCCTACTACTATGACTACTATTACAAAATACAAGCACGAAATAATGTGGTGGATGAGCCGCCTCACCGTGATGGGAACTTCTTTAGGTATGGCCACGTGGCTAGCAGCACAAGCATACAGTTGACAAGGGTGTTATAATATTAGTACAGTAAACACTTCGTATGAAAATCTTTTTGGATACATCCTCAGTGGATGTCATCCGTGACTATATTGACACGGGATTAATCGATGGAGTAACAACTAATCCTTCTTTAATGCTTAAAGAGGGCAAGGATCCTTTGGAAGTCATCAGACGTATCTCTGATCTCTTTCCAGAGGATTCTTCTGTCTCTGCTGAAGTTACAGCAGATACAGCAGACGAGATGGTAGCATTGTCTAGACCATATACTGATCTAGGTAAGAATGTTACTGTTAAAGTACCTTGTACTAGAGAAGGGTTAAAGGCTTGTAAGGCTCTTAGAGATGAGGGTTTTAAAGTTAATGTTACTTTGATATTTTCTCAGGCACAGGCAATACTTGCTGCTAAAGCAGGTGCTACATATGTGTCTCCGTTCGTAGGTAGAGTAGATGATAATTCCTTTGGTGGTCTATGCCTCATCAAGGACATCGCTAATGTCTATGACAAACAGGTATGGTATGATACTTATATACTAGCTGCTTCTATCAGGAATGTGAGGGAAGTAGGTAGAGCATTTGAGTATGGTGCTAACATATGCACATTGCCACCTTCCATCTTTGATAAGATGTATAAACATATCTTGACAGATGATGGGTTGAGGAGGTTTAATGAAGACTGGGCCAACCTAATGGGTTAATTAAATGATTGAACTAACTGAGGAAGAGTTTAAAAGTAATCCAGATAAATACACTACTCAGATTGAGAGTGGTGAAGACTTTTTGATTAAAAGGTCAGACGGTACAAAATATATTGCTACCGATGTGACCAAATTCCAAAACCCTTGTGATATATAATGGCATACATTGTTAATCCTAGCGTTGCCGCACAACGTAGGATAATTAAGATGAGAGAAGAAGTAGAAGCAGAAGGAGGTGAGTTTCGCCTCGAAGAGTTTCTATTAGATGAAAACAATCGTAAAAGATTTAAGTACTGTTACCTTCAGGAGACACTATGACTTGTCAAGTATACAAAGACTCAGCAGAGTCTGCCAAGCAAGCACTTATTCACGCACTCAACGAGAATGAATCGTTGGATACTGTAAATGATCTGTACGATCATTACAAAGGACTACGTAAGATCGCTGACACCCACACTCACGAGGATACAATTACTTTTACTACAGCTCCTGATTACTACACTAATTCATCTTATCCAGTTGGTGTTGAGATGGGAGAAGCAATATCTTTAGGACTAGGTACTGAAGATACTATTACATTTGCTGACACTGACGGTGTAATGAATGTAGAGTATCCTTGGAATGAAGGTAACGATCACATTTCATTCACTACATCGGATGATGTTGTAACTGTTCCTGAAGATGCAGATCCTAAAATTACCTTAGGTTAATATGACAACTATGGGAGGTGAGGCAGGAGAGTTCCCTTTTGATTCAAAGAATAACAATTTGAACAAACATTCACGTGAAGGGATCTCTTGTTTGGAGGTGAGAACATCACCTCCTTCTTTTGATGATATGATCAAGTTAATATACGACGATCATTCAATTGTTAGTTATGATAAACATAACGCTTCTTTTAAGAGAGGAGAGCACGGTACAACTTCTTACTATGACTTCAATCTTTTTGAAGAACAAAGGTATAGACCTTTGATGATGTACATAATGAAGAATGTGTATGAGGCATATAGAAATTTTGTACCCAATGTACAGTTCCGACCTTTACAAGCTTGGTGGACAGTGTATGAGAAGGGAGCATACATCCCTCGTCACACTCATTATAATTCTATGATTAGTGGGGCATATTATCTTAGACATCCAGAAGGTTCTGGTGGTATTAGTTTTTATAATCCTATAGCACCATTGATAAATCATTTGTGGTGTGACTCTTTAATATTCCAGATTGATCCTAGGATGGAAGTTCAACCTTATACTGGTGCACTATTGTTATTTCCAGGTTGGCTAGAACACGAGACTTTTGCTAAGGAAACTGATGAAGATAAAATTGTGATAAGTTTTAATCTTCAGATTAAAGATCCTGGACCACCTAAACCTATGGGAAGAAGAGAACGTAAGGGGATAGGTACTTAATATGTGGGACAAATATAAAGAAGCACTCTGGAAAACATTACCCGACCTTGAGTATCAACATACTTGGGCAGATTGGGAAGAGAAGAGTACAAATCTGACAGCAAAGATTTATACTAATGATTACATCCTTAAGTCCAGAGAGGTGGACATCTGGGATAAGAAGTCAAGTATATACAACAACATATTATATCCTAAGACAGGTGCTAATGGATGGGCAGGTAATCTGCCCTGTTTTGGTATGGATCTAATGGGATTCAATGAGAAGAGAGTCATTATTGTATTTGACTTTCAGCATCCAGTAGAACATTACTTGATGTCTGTACCAGGTCTACCTGTATATGAAGGTGATTATAGATTCTTTGAGAAGGGTAATCATTTCTCTGAGAACATATACATTGCTAAGTGTACTGCTGATGAGGTGAATGATCATCTTCCAATGTTCCAGAAGTATCTTGATGAGTATAAGAAGTTGCTTGAGTGGGAAACACCTGATGGTGAAGACACTACAGTGTATAAAGACTTCGATACATATATGACTGAACTAGATCCTGTTGCTGGATACCTTAAGGGTAAGTTTGGAAAGGATAAATCAGAGAGTCTTGTGAATGACTTTTTATTTTGCTACAAATGAAGGAGTGGTTCTTAGGCAGATGGGATAACCTTCGTCAAGCACAGACTAATCCTACTAGGTGGGCACACGCTTGTGTCTCTGTGACAGAGGAGGATGAGTGGCTTCATATTAAACAGTGGTATGATTACCAAGGTGAAGCATCTCCATACCGTGAACGGTACCATCTCTTAGAATATATTTCTGACACTGAGGTTATTGTTCTCAACTTCAGTCAGGATAAGAAGAGGAATGAATGCTGTGATATGCTAGTAAGATTTGATGGTGTTGCTTGGAATGGATCAGGAGGACTTAACTGTCGTATAAGGAATGCTAATGTAGAGAGTTTCTTTAGACTCACTGAGAATCACATTGAGGCCTACGATATAGGACAGTCAGACACTGGAGAGTTGGTGTTTGGGGGTAGAGATCCGTACTTATTTGATAGGGCTTGACATATTTGAAATACTGATGTATTATAAATAAATCATATACAAAGGACTCGAAAAGATCGTAACCCTGTGTAGATGCAAACAGTACCCTTGTCGGGGGTGCTATCATCCGCAGGTTTTTTTATGCCTTGCGAGATACTTTAAAACAAATGTCTATTAAATCAACAATCGCAGCAGTAGCTGCAAGTCCTTTCCTCCTCGCTGGTGCCGCTTTTGCTGGTCCTTATGTGAACGTTGAAAGCAACCTTTCATATCCTGATGGAGAGTACTCTGCTGCAACAACAGACGTACATATCGGATACGAAGGTACAGTAGGTGCTACAGGAAACATTGCTTACTATGTACAAGGTGGTCCTTCACTAGTTCATTCTGAAGCTGCTGACGATACTGAGACTGAAATCTCTGGTAAGATCGGTGCTTCTGTACCTGTTACTGATGATCTTGCTGCTTATGCAGAGATCTCTGGTGCTACTGCTGGCGAAGATGCTGATGGCGACACCATCCGTAACTGGGGTGCTAAAATCGGTGCTAAGTTCACCTTCTAAATAGGATTGAGACATCGTTCGTGCGGTCTCTACAATCGGAACTTACAAGACCCCTCATTGAGGGGTCTTTTTTTCTCTAAATATTGCTATGATATACAAATTGATACCATCCGAATCTAAACTGCTACACGAGAAGGTAAAGAACTGTAGTTATGATTTAGATCGTCAGAGTCTATCCTATACTTTGATGGAGAATATGTTTCATCATAATGGGGTAGGTCTTTCTGCTAACCAGATAGGAATTAAGGAACGAGCATTTATAATGATGACTGATACAGTATCCCTAGACACTACAACCTGCTTTAACCCTAGGATACTTAAGTACTCACACGAAACTTCTGAGATGGTAGAGGGGTGTCTATCATATCCAGGAAAAGAAATAACTATTGCAAGACCTGTAAGTGTTGTGGTAAAATATGAAGATGAATCCAAGATCTCTTGTAAGGAGAAGTTAACTGGATTTGTTGCACGCATCTTCCAACACGAGTATGACCATATGGAAGGTATTGATTTTACCCAAAGATGAAAACTGATTAAGATTAGATTAAACTGTTCTATATAAATTGCCCTAAGCGGATCCAAATGAAAAGGCTTATCGCAGTAGCAGCACTCGCTGCTCTAGTAGCACCATCTGCAATAGCAGGTACAAGACTCTCAGGAGCAGGTGCATCATTCCCATCTAAGAT